GGTTGTTCCTGTAGCGATGTTTGAAGCATCAAAAGCAATTTGCTTCGTGTTGTCTGCTGTATTCTTGACGCGGAAAGTGCCGTCAAGAGCGTTAGCAGCACTGGCAAGAGCTGAGTCAATACCAGAAAGAGCACCTTTTACGGTCGCTGTTGCTGGAGTAAAGTTAGTATAAGAATTGTTGTCCCCAATAAGGGTTGATCCACTGGTAGCCGAAAGATCGGTACGGAGCGCAATCAAATTGTCTAAAATGGTTTTAGTCAGCTCAGTATTTGAACCAGAACCGCCAACCTTGATAGAGAGTACCACGGGGGTATTTGCAGCAAGGTCTACGTTACGGGTGTACCCGTTAATCAGACGTGCTAGTGTATTAATGTCAGCCATTTAATGTTCTCCTTGGGTCTGGGACCTTCAGGAGTTAAGATTGGCTCTTGGTTTCCTGTTCAAGCTCGTGAAACTTGAGGTCAACCGACACTGAGTAGCCGTGAGGTTTTAGTAATTTGTTAATTTTTTTGATAGCAGTGTTGATAATGACTGCGGTTTGTGTTCCAAAGGCATCTGCTGAACGCATACGGTCGCCAATTGGCATTTCTTGGAGTTTTTTGTCTGTCATTAGAGTGCCCCTAGGATTTGAATATTGATAATCAAGTCTTTCTGACCTGAAATATCTGCATTCTGGGCAATTACTCCAATTCTAACTACAAAGTCGCCGGCTACCCAAGTGCCTATGCCTAAACTGGGCTTTTGGTTTGTCAGGGCTCCGTCTTTGCCTAGGTAGACTGGAGAACCAAAATCAAAAGAAGTTGAGATATTTTCCACCCCGCCGCTGGCAGCTATGTCTGTTGTGTTTCCGTCAAGAGTAAGGTCTAAAGTAACGCCGGCTATAGAGTCTACGTCCGACTCAATTGAGGGGTTGACCTTAGAGATACCTGAAGCATTCATTTTGACCAGTACAGCCTTAAGAATAGCTGAGCCAGAGTTGTTTACTCCGCGCTTAGCTGTTGCTTTAGAAGTGGCTGTTGAGCCTCGAGATCTTGGACTGTAAGACATTCTGCCTCCTTAGATGTACCAGTATTTGCCCATGACCGTGTCTTTGACAAGGGTCCATGAGTCGTACTGCAGTAGTGAAGAGTCAGAAGCTAAATTATCAAGAAGAGAGGCGTCGGATGCCACAATTGTAACAGTATTAGCAGAGTTATCTATGCGCTTGATGTCAAACTTTTTGTCTAAACCACCTGAAGTAGGTGGCAGAGTAACCGTCACATTGGCCGAAGAAGCGTCAACTATGATTACGTCCATTGAGTCATCAACAGTTACGTTGGAGACTGCGTGAATAATAGAAGCGCGCTTTGCACCCTTCTCTACATTAGAGCGAAGCTCTTTGCGATAGCCAGCTGCTGCAACGTCATAGATAAGCATAAAGTCGCCAGAGGCAACCGAGGTAGAAGAAGCCAGAGTTACAAAATCGTCGTCTGGAGCAGATCCACCGCCGCCGCCGCCACCGCCAGCGCCAGGGCCGCCTGTTGCGTCTAAACGGAAGGTTAAAAGGTCACCGACAACTGTGGGAGTATTTAGGATGATTTGAGAAGAATTTGTGCCAGAGGTTCCCAGTTCAGCCCAGCCATTAGCAAAATCTTTAACTAAAAATGCACCGTTAAGGTATACTTCTAAGGTGCCTTTGCCAACTACGTAGTATTGCTGAGGAGAGGCTGGTAGGCGTGAGTTAACTGGGATAGTGATCAAGTCGCCGGTCAAAGTAGGGTTTATCTGGTTGCCGACAGGTGTACCAGAAACAATTTCGTATGATTCTTCGTAGGACGGATTGTCCAAAAAGTCTGCAATGTCATTGCCGTTATTTATTAATTTTCCAATAGCTTCCGTGAGGTTATCGTCTTCTGTGATCTGAGAAGGGAAGCCTGCATCTGTCGTAAAGCCGTACTGAGGCTTGGTAGCCGTCTCGCTAGGAGTACCAATGTAGTCTAAAACTTGCTGAGGTGTCCCGTCAGAGATGTCTTCCGACTCGCCCTGCTCAAGCTCTCCCGCCTTAAAGCGAGTATAGATCTTTGGAACCGTTCCACCATTGTCATCACGGAAAGCAATCCAGAACATATTCTCACCGAGAGGCACAGCTTCTCGGTTTGCTACAAAAACGTGGCGACCTGTTGAAGGAGCAGCATTAGTAGAATAAACACCCCAAGCGTAACGAGCAGAGTTACCGGAAGCGCCCGTAGAAGCTCCGCCGTAATTCTGAGTCAAAGTTACTTGACTGAGAGAGTCAACTGTTAGGATTTTATAGTAGTATGCTTCGTCAAAGCCTTCTGGACGAATAAAGTCACCGGCTACTAGACCTAAAGTCCAAGCAACCGCGCCCACAGACTGAATTGTTGGTGATCCGTTGGTGAAGATCAGAGGGGTCGTGATTGATTGGTCACGAGTTAACGTGATGTAAGCAACCTGACCGTCTGTTAAAGTTACATGAGAAGTGGCTGAATTGGCTGAGATCTTGTAAGCTAGGCGCGAGCCCACAATCCTTACAAAAATGTCGTCAGACCAGTTTAAGCGTCCAGGCGTCGTTTTAGGCAAGTCATGAGAGATGTTGCCTTTTGAGGTGATTACAGAATTGATGGCGTCTTGACGTAGAGATGGAAGCGAGCCCCCTACGTTGATTGAATACCAATAGTTTGTACCTTTGATCTCGCGAAGAGAGGACATTACTGCGTCCATCCACTCCTTGAGAGTCTTGATCATCTTGTCGCCGCCCTGGAAAGGGCTTAAATTTGAGTTAGAAGAAGAAGAAGGATTTTCTTGGCGACCTTGAGGCTGGTTTGTCCAAGGATAGATGTAAGCTGGGTTAGGAGCGCCTGTACCGGCTGTGCCTAAGCGACTAAACAGAGGTCTGCGATCTTGTATAGAAATTACGTTGTTGGCGCTGTCAGTCGCTACTATGCAAACAGGTAGCGTGTTGGCTGCGAAAGAACTTGTAGTGATTTTAATAGTGTAGTTGGCCGTCTCAGAAAGAGGCAACACCTTAGAAACTTCGATCTTATTGACCGGGTCCCAAACTGCTCGAGGAGCTGACGTGGTGTCGTCTACTGCTCTAGAAATATCCAAACTTACATAATTGTTAGAGTTTGGTGAAAAAGAGCCGACTACGCGCGGGTTAACCGTTGAGTTTAGGATCTCTGACGCCTGCCCTGGTCTGACTACGAAAAACGTACCAGAGGTAACAGAGTTGCCGTGCATGAACGCAGAATCAGCAACCGCCATTGTAAGCGAGTTGGCCGAGTTTCCGATTGAGCCGGGCATGTTAATCTCAAAGCCGCGAATGACTAAAGAGTTCTGGTCTCCCAGAACAAGGGCTGCAAGTAACTCATCGAAGTCGTTTCTTACAGAAGACTCGATAGCACGCATATCCGGGACATCTGCCCGTATCTGACTCGCCCAATTTCCTGATCGTTTTACTGCCATATACCCTCTACCTGATCAGCTTAAGATTTAGTGTTGTCGACCGGAGAGAAATATCTAGATTTTGCCGAGTTTTCTTCAATTTGCAGAAAGGGCTTAGTTTCTGCAAAAATTCACGCTATTCCTGGCTGAAGGGGGTCTTTTATGAGACTTAAACTATTTATAATTATTTTGGTAGCGGTAGCACTTTACGCAAGCAAATCCCTAGCTTCCAGCGATGACTGGGCTATTGACTACGAAGGTTGGGACGACAACGTCACTCTTACAGTGTACGCCGGACCAAGCGAATCAAAAAGATGCACTTTTAAGCTAAAAACGACTCAAAAAGAGATTGAAAAATGGACAAAGGCCTCAGGCGCAGCCAAGGATGATACGTTGGTATCTAAGTGGAAGGTTGCTTTGGTAGACCAAGCTCTCCAGAACGGATGTTTTAAATGAACCCTGGAGACAAAGTAGACTACGACGGCCGCAAAGGCATTATTCAGTTCATAGAAAATGATATTCTCTACGTATACTTTCATGGACAAGGAATTGTAAAATTCGGACGCAACCTAAGACCGATTGGAGGCTTAAATTGGGAAAAGGCAGAGGCGGCAGGGCTACAAGAGGCAGCAAAGAATACTCTGAAGTACAAGAGCTTCGAAAAGAAAACCAGCAGTTACGCACAGAAATCAAAAACCTCACCAAGAGGATGGCTTCACTAAGGAAGCAAGTAACGCGTGCAAATCCTGAAAAATACGAAGCAGTAGTGGCCCTTCTTCACCAGCAACGAAACGAAGACACTCTGATGCATTCAGAAGCTAGATCTCGGGTCGGAGCCAAAGCTAAACTACTTACCAAGTGGGCGTGCAATCACTGCATAGGCGGAACTTTGACCTTACGTCTATGGGATCACCCACTTAAAGGCATGATGTACTACAGAAAGTGCTCTAAATGCCCGCACAAAACCGGAATGCAGCCCTACAACGATAAAGTTGAAGGTGTTAACGAAGAAGATCTTAAAGAAGGATAATTTATGAAAAATGGCTCAAGAATACAAGTTAAAAACATAGACAATAATGACTTTAGTTTTGCAACCTTTGTAGAATTTAGAAATGTAAAGCTTTTAACAGGCCCATTTAGTGAAGACTCTGTTCAAGCTGTTGTTGTAGGCGACGACGGTGCTCTTTTCTTAGCAAACCTAGAAGACATACGGGTAGTAATCAAAGACTTAGCCAAAGATGTTTTAGGCGACATTGTTGAGCAGCAAATAGACAGTCAGGGCATGGACCCTTTAACTAACGAACTAATGCAAAGAGCAGTCGCAGCTATTCAAAAATGAAAACGACGATTCTTAAAGTGTACGTTGACGGCAAGCTACGCCGAACTATCCTTGGCGATAAGGAAGTTTACATGGCTTGGATACGCAAGGATTCTCAGTTAGACTTGATCATTGAAAATGAAAAAGTAGCTGAGGAATATATTACCAGGCAAACAGGCTACGTGAGAATCTCTCTTACTAAAGAGGGAAGAATATACGTTGTAACATAATGACGCTTTGGGCAGAAAAAAGTAAAAAAAATGAAATTTTTAATCTTAGATCTAGAAATGAATCAGCCTTCTGGTAAAATTATTCAAATAGGAGCTGCTGTTGGAGATTCTAATACAGGTCTAATTTTAGATACCTATACACAACATGTAAATCCAAACGAAGAACTACAGCCTTTCATTATTGAATTAACAGGCATAACACAAAAAAATGTAAATGCTGGAGTTGATTTATTGGATGCATATAGAGGCTTGATTGCCTTAAGCAAAAAACACAAATGCCATAAACAAACGGTTGTTTGGGGAAATGGCGATACACGAGCCTTATTAAGTCAAGTCACCAAATTTTATCCAACAAATTCAAAAGATTGGTGGGGTTTAGGCCATAGAGAGTTTGATACTAAAACTATTTTTCAGGCTTTAATGTTTGCAAATGGCCTTGTTTTAAAATCAGACTTACAAACCGCTTGTAAACGTCTTGATATAGTTTTTGAAGGAAGACCGCATGATGCCTTGGCCGATGCCATTAACACTTTCAAAGTCTTTTATAAGCTAAAATGTTTATTGAAAAATTCAAACTTGAAGACAGTCCTACAACAAGCAAATTTTTGATTTATGCTCTTGTCGATCCTGAAACTTAGGCAATTGGCTATATAGGAAAATCTACTTCTGGACTAAAACGTCCTAAATCTCATTTTTCAGACAGCAGTTTGAAAAAAACAACTCGTGTCCACAGGTGGATAGCAAAAAATCTACGAAGAGGAATTATTTTAAATATTGTAATTCTTGGAGAGCTTAAAACTGCTGTAGGATTGAGCGGCTTAGAAATGACTTATATTTGGAGAGCCCGTTTAGACGGCGAACCTTTAAGAAATTTAACCGCTGGTGGAGAAGGCACGATTGGCTATAAGCATACAAAAGAATCAAAACTAAAAATACAAAAAGCCTTAAAGGGCAAAATGCCTTCAGAATTATGTATGCAAAATATGCTAAAAATTAACACTGGTAGAAAGTTTTCAACTAAAGATAAAGAAAAACTAAGACGGGCATCTTTTAAGGCGAAACCAATTTTATGTGTAAATAATGGAAAATATTATTCCAGTGCAAGGTTTGCTGCAAAAGAACTCTCCTTAAAGGATCATAAGGGGATACTTCGTTCAATAAAACTCAAAAAACCCTATTGTGGTCTTTTTTTTGAATATAAAATTCTAAACTCTATCTAAAGGCTGCAACGGAATAATTCCTCTAAAGTTGAGCGTAAGCTTTACTGAGGATTTTATTTGTGCGCTAAAAGTTTCGCTTGTAACCATTGCTTTTGGTACAAGTAATATGTCTTCGCCGGTTTGGCGATCCTGAATTCTAATAGAAATGTATGGATGCTTCATGATGTCTTTAGCTAAGCCTCGAATGCCTTTTGCTTGAAGACCGCCGTCCTGTTTGAGTTTCAAAAAATTGATTGAGCCGTTGACAGTCGAACGCTTGGGTATGATCTCTTGAGGGTAAATAGAGTCAACGCCGTAAAGTTCTTCTCCGCCATTGTCCAAAGTATAATTTATGCCTTGAGCCGCCGAGAAGATGACTCCGTTGATGTAAACTCTAATGTGAGCGCCTGTAAGGGTTATTGATTGCATATTTTATTCTCCGAATAAATGAAAGATTGCCCTTTAACATGAGCAAAAACGCCATTTATTTGTTTGGCAATGCTAGAAGTACATGAACCGATTGCTCGGGCTGCTTCAGTAACAGAATTATAAACAACACCAGTAGTTAAAGATTTTACAGGCCTTCGTTTGGCATTTAATGTTGCTTCGCTTGCTGGCCGACCTTTTTTAGAAGCACTAATACGAGCACGACCTTCCAAAGATATGACAGGTGCTTTTTGCAATGCTCTTATTTTTCTAAGCTTTTGCTTTGTTTCTTCAGAATGCTTTCGTCCTTTAAAAAATCCTTCTGGACACTTTTCTTTTACAATTTTTGAAAGCTTTGCTTTAGTTGAATTGGAAACTATACAATTTAAACCGCCTGATTGAAGATTGTATCCAATTTTTGGATTCATAGAATTTAATTTATAAATCCAATGCTGTTCTGCCAAGTTCAAAATTTCTAAACTTTCTGCTTGTTGAAGCGCTTCAATTAAAAACTGAGAAAATCCATGTTTGCGCATAGCACGGTAAAGAAATGTATCTCTCTTTTTTTCATAATGATGTTTTTTATGTTCTTCAAAACGTTTTTCCAAGTTTCGAGTCGTTTGCCCAACATAAATTTTGCCGTTAATAAGGTTTGTTATTTTATAAATAAGCATCATTCTCCAAATACCTGTTCTTTTTCGTCACCTTCTCGGCCCCAGCGGCCCAACCCAATTGAAGCAGGAAATAAAAGAATAAAAACCACATTGATTCCTGTAGCTTTGACGGTTTCGATTAAATTTTGAGCATATATTCGTCCAGAGACGACGTCTGTCAAATAGAAAGGGTAGTCCAAACCAGTCTTAACTGGAGTGTAGGGGCTGTTAATGCCGATTAAGGCTACGTCCGTTGTTGAGGGGTGTACTTTCTTGAACGTGTATGCTGGGTCTATTTGCAAAGTTGTGTCAGAAGGTCTTCCAAGATAGGGCACTGGTCCTTCTTCATGAGAGGTTCCAAAGCCAAAGCAGACAAAGCCTGGAGCGTCTGGTATCTGTGATGAGTTAGCCATCGTGATGATGCCTTGGGTCTGAGCATTGATTATCTGCGATGTAGCCGCTGATTCTTGACGAATAGCGTAACCCTTTGTTGTATCAAACAGATAAGATCCTACGTCTTCAGGACCTACTCCTAGAGGAAGAGCTGATCCTTTTAAGTGAACTGAGCCAACTCTGTCTCGACGAACAATGCGCGTAATTGCCGGCAAGAAAACCTGAAGAACTTTATCTTCGGTCTGATACGCTGCAGCGTAGTTGATGTTTGAGTTGATTTGTTGGCGTTTAGGATTGTAAAACAAAACTGCCTCGTTTGTGCCCTGAGTCACAATTTCCGGCGCACCTAGTGGGTTCAAGAACTCAACGTAGGCCTTGTTGACCACTCCGCCTTTGGCAGCAGTAATGGTAAAGGTGCCTCGATTGTTGAAAGAGAAACCTGAACCAAAAATGTTAACATAGTCGCCGGCTTTCACTTTGCCAGGAGAAGGATTTGCGCCAGCAGACCAAGTGGCTCTAACCGTTCCGCCGTTGCCGACAGAGATTGTCCATTGAGTAGATGCTGCACCAGTCGTAGGCCTGATTGTAGGAAACATCAAAATGTTTTGAGCCCGTCCACCGTACACTCTTATTGTTGAAGATGGCCCAGTGGTGGGAGAAATAATCATAACATAGTTACCTGCACCGTCGTTTTTAACGGTAGCAGATCCCTCTCTACCTTTGGCACGTAATCCTCGCGTTATAGCATCTGCTACTTCTTGTGCGGTTGCTTGCGCGATGTTAACAAACTGGTTTGTGTTAAAAGGAAGAGTGACAGTTGGTCCATCATCAAATTGAATTAAAAGTTGGTCGCCGTCGATTAGGTGGTACGGCTCAATGGCTGTAGATTTAGCCGTAGCGCGGGTATACTCGACTCCGTAAATTGTCTCAAGAACTTTGTTCATCAAGTCTCGAACTTGTTTGCGATTTATGACCGCCAGCCCTAGCTCTCTGAACACTTCGTCTGTAAGACCAACAGCGCCTGGTTTAACAAAGCCGTAATCAGACATACGCTGCTCTAAGTATCTGTCCTTTGCCGAAACAATGTACATAGACTCGTTAACTGCTTGAACATTGTCAATCAGGTGCGAACCAGGCCCAGCAAGAGCCCATAGGATGGCTTCTGTTCCTTTGCCTTGAATGGCAGGGTTGGTAGCCTTCCTTAAAATCTTGTATGCTTTAGTCTTTGAGTCTTCAGCCATTGATTGCCTCGAATGTGTAGCCTTTAGTATGGTTACGCTTACCTTTTAGGCAATTGCTGATGTTTCCCTGGTCGAGCCCGAGAACCTCGGCACAAAGACCTTGACTGTAGCCGCGCCAGACCTCGACGCTGTCTTTTAAAGCGACAAACAGTATTGACCCATTTGCTTTGGCATTCAGCTCTCTTTTTGATGGGTCAGAGAAGTAAGCTTTGAGCTTTAAAGAATGCTTCCTTCCAAAATCAGGATTTTTAACAAAAAAGATATTTCTTAGCACACGCTGGGTGTTTCTAGATTCTTCTGTTCTTCCATTCTTACGATTTGCTTCAGTCATCCGAGCACGAGTTGTTTCGCTAATTTTCCAACGTTTGCCACCAGAAACTAAATTGTACCCATTTGGCGACATAGACTTGAAAAGCTTTATATACAATTCTTCTCTGTGATTAAGCTCATCAAGTGTGTTGCAGCGTGCAATTATTGTAATTTCAAACGCTTCTACACTATACTTAGAAATTGCAGCCTCCAAAGCTGTGCAGCCTTCCTTGCCAGAGGCGTGCTGCATCCATCTCTCTCGAAGGGAGCGAATGGTCTGACCAATGTAGACTTTTCCGTTCATTTTATTCAAAATCTTATATATAATCATATACTTAAGATCCACTTTGCGACACAGAAATGTCACTTGTTTGGTCGATGATTAAAGGTTTCTCTGAAGGCTGAATTGTAATTACGTCATGAGTGGCGTCATACTGAGGGCTAGAGATAGCTACAGCAAACACTCCTGGAATGGCGTTAACTGCTCCAACGATCGAAGAAATTGGGATTGCTTGACCAATTGGTGAAGAATCAATCAAAGATTGAACAGCGTTTCTAACTTGCTCAGTGATCTGACTAAAAGGTACGCCCGTAAGTACACGGACAGAGATACCTAATTTGACTCTGCGGAAGAACGGTGGATCAATGAAAATTTCTGCACCGGCTGCGGATACTCCAGAGTAGGTAACAGAGTCGCGAGGATCTCCGTAAACTAGTTTGTTGACTTCTCTTAAAAGACCAATGTCGTATCTATAGGAGTCAAGGCCAGATTTAAGGGTTGTAGAAAACCCAAGCTTGCCTAGACCAGAAATAGCTACTAAGCCGGTCTCATTGATCTTGTCCGCATTAAAGCGTGAGTTAAAAATCAAAGACACTTGTTGGTTGTTTGACGGCTCTACTGCGATGTTGTGAATGACTTTGTAACCGTAGTAGCGAATGCCTTCTTGCAAATATATTCCAGTAAAGCCTGCACCCATAACCGTGAAGCCTACTGCGTTCAAAATCTGATTAATTACCACAGAGTATTTGTTGGTAACTGACTCAATAACGTAGGTGCCGCGATTTGCTATGTTAAGAAGAGAAGAAGTGATGCCAATTGCGTCGCCTGGGACGGCTGCATCGTAAGCGTAAAATGAAAGAGAATTAGTTACAGCTGCTTCTTGTTCAATTGCGTTGTCGTTCTCGATCCAAAAAGAATTTTCAAAAGTTCTGATTACGCGGAAAGTTCCACGATTAAGAACGTTGAACTCAGTGCCCATTATGACAGTGTCGCCTTCTTGTACACCAACGGTAGAAGAGAAGTCTCCGTCAACGTAAGCTTCGCCAACTAAAGGACTGTTAGAAACAACCATGCCGCCCGCTGTACCAGTGTACAACGCGTTGATTGGCGTCCCTGCGTATGTTGCAGAAATATTGATTACTGCTCCAACAACGTCTACGGTTGTTCCAGGAATGGTAGCTAACACTGCTCCTAAATTTTGGGCAGTCAAGGCTGCCGTAGCGCCTATAGCCCAGTCTATTCCCTCAGTCTTTGTTGAGACTCCGAAGGAAACACTCGAGCCAACCAGCACGGCGTTGTTCGCCACAGTAATTGAAGTTGTAACTTGTTCTGACACTGCGTCTGCATTGGTAACGCGAATGGTTTTGTCGTCGTCGGACTTGCCGGCAATCTCAAAAGTGCCATTGTTTTGGTAGTTAATCAAATTCTGTAAAGTAATAAGATCGCCAATGTTTACTTCTGCAAAAGTACCTGTGCCAGAGGTGATCGTTACTTCTAAGTAAGAGCTACCTGGGACTGCATAGGCAGTCATTGTGCCTCCGCCAATTGTCTGAAAGTCTGCTGAGCGAGAAAGTGTAGGGGTTGTGCCTACGCCGTTCCAGCTTACGCAAACTAGCTTACCGTTGCGCTCAACTCTCCAAGTATTAGCTGAAACAGAAAGTCCTGCGCGAGGAGCGGAGAAAAATTTCTCGCCAATTTGACGGTTACCTAGTGTAATCGTAGTTTTGCCTGCTGAAGGAGAGTTTGGAGTGATTGTTACGCCAGTTGTTTCAGAAATGCCTGTAGCCTTCTGCTGGTAATTGGCTGCCTGTAAGCGAACCATTTGACCAGCTAATAGGCCTGAAGCTTGAGATCTGAGGGCATTGGCCTTCATCATTGTGGTGTTGATTGTAAAAGCTGCGCCAATGATGTCTGCATTCTGAATTGAGGCCTGACCACCGATTACTTGAACTGATCCATCTGAACCTAAAGTATCAGTTGTGATTTGCAGCTTGCGGTCTCTGATTGAGGTGCGTACATTTGAAAGGGTAGTGATACCGCTGACTGCTAGTACGTTCAAGAACTCAGAAACCTGTTTCATTGTTGAAGGAGTGAAGCGAACTTCCTCTCCGCCGTTGAACATGTAGCCAACATCTGAAGAGTTTGCTAAAGGACGCTTAAATGTAAACTGAGGAGAGCCAGAAATGTTTGAATCAGCTATCCAGTTGATGCCGTCAAGTAAATACACAGCATTGGCCGTAAATGTCTTTTGCTCTTCTGTGCTCAAAGCAATAATGCCTGAGCCGGTAATTCCGCCGTCGTTAACAAGGGTGGCTGTTACCCAGTCAGTCAAGTTAGCTGCGACGTAAGCTTGCACTTCTGCGGCTGTAGTCGATGATGCTTGGAAAAACTGAACCGAAGAAGTTACCAGAGTAGCTGCGTTAGTTTGAACTACTGCTGATCCGTTCTTGCGAGCAACAGTAAAACTTGTTGAGTTAGGAAGAAAGCCAGACTCAGTAGAAACGCGGAAAGTGCCAGTGTTGCGCTCGTCGAACTGAGAATCCGAACCAATGGTAACGTACTCGCCTCCAACTA